CCGGCCGTCTGGCCGTGGACGTCGTGAGCGCAAAGACAGCCGCCGAGGCTTCCGAAGTCATCCGCGCCGAGGTCTACAAAGTCCTCGAGGAGCTCGCCGGCTATAAATACGATCCCGAAGAATATGCTCGGCGGGTAAGGGATCGGGAAGGCTGGAGCGACCTCTCCGATGGCGAGGACGAATAAAGCCAGCACCGCCAGACTGAACGCAGCGATCGCGGGAGCTCTGAAGAACTTCAGACCGCCCGAGAGCCTGACCGTGGACGAGTGGGCCGACAAGTACCGCCGACTCTCGCCCGAAAGCTCGGCCGAGGCCGGCCCATGGAGAACAAAGCGCACCCCGTATCTGGAGGAGCCGATGAAGGCCTTCACAGATCCGAAGGTTCGCAAGCTCGTCATGGTCGCCGCTTCGCAGGTCGGCAAGTCTGAGCTCGAGCTCAACATCATCGGCTACATCATCGACCAAGACCCCGGCAGCATCCTCTACGTCCACCCGACGATCGACGACGCGAGGAAGTTCAGCCGCCTCCGCGTGGCCCCTATGATCCGAGACAGCCGCCCTCTGAAGGCGAAAGTCCACGACGTCAAGACGCGCGACAGCGGCAACACCATCCTCCAGAAGTCCTTCCCGGGCGGCATGCTGACGCTGACCGGTTCCAATAGTGCCTCCGCTCTGGCGTCCACTCCTGCCCGGTATATCATCGGCGACGAGCGCGACCGCTGGGCGACGAGCGCCGGTACCGAGGGCGACCCGTGGGCTCTGGCCGAAGCACGTCAGGCGACCTTCTACAACGCGAAGGCCGTCGAGGTCTCGACGCCTACCATCAAAGGCGCCAGCAACATCGAGACCAGCTTCTACCAAGGCACGCAGGAGCGCTGGTGCCACCTCTGCCCGGAGTGCGGAGAGTATCACGAGATCGTGTTCGACTCCATCCACTTCGAGCCCGAGGCCACGAGGATCCGCGGCAAGAAGTCGTGGAAGCTCAAGGGCGGGATCTTGTGGATCTGTCCCGGATGTGGCTGCCTCGTTCCTGAAGAGACGATGCGGCGCCAGCCGGCCAAGTGGATCGCCGAGAACCCGGACGCATATCTGAAGGGAGTCAGATCCTTCTGGCTGAACGCCTTCAGCTCCCCGTGGACTCCATGGGAGAAGATCATCCTCAAGTTCCTCGACGCCAAGAACGACCCGCAGCGGCTCAAGGTAGTCTACAACACACTGCTCGGCCAGCTCTGGGAAGATCGTGGAGACCTCGAGGACGAGGACACCATGCTCGCAAGGCGCGAGGACTACGGCACACGGTCAGACGGCGCACCCGCCGAACTGCCGGACGGCGTCCTCGTTCTGACCTGCGGCGTCGATACTCAGGACAACCGCCTCGAGTACGAGGTCGTCGGTCATGGTAAATACGGCGAGACGTGGGGCATCGCCAAGGGCATCATCCCCGGGCGGCCGGACACCTCTGAAGTCTGGGAACGCCTCGACGGCGTGATCGACCACGTCTACACCTTCAAGAACGGAAGAGGCCTGAAGATCTCCGTCACCTGCGTCGACTCCGGCGGCCACTTCACTCAGGAAGTGTATGCGGCATGCCGGGCACGTCTGGCGAAGCACGTCTTTGCTATCAAGGGCAAGGGCGGCGACGGCATCCCCTTCGTGTCTCCTCCTTCCAAGGTGGCCATCAGAGACAACCGCAAGATCACCTGCTGGCTCTACACCATCGGCGTCGATGCCGGCAAGGCGGCGATCATGGGGAACCTCAAGGTGCAGGAACCCGGGCCGAAGTATTGCCACTTCAGCCGGAACCCTGACGCCGGGTACGACATGAACTTCTTCAACGGCCTGCTCTCCGAGAAGCTGGAGCTCACACGCACCAAGCGCGGCGACCAGTGGGCGTGGGTGAAGCTACCCGGCCACAACCGCAACGAGGCACTCGACTGCCGCAACTATGCGCTCGCAGGCTTCAAGATCTGCAACCCGGATCTCGACGCGATCGAGCGGAGCCTCAAAGGGCTCGAGGAAAAGAAGCCGGCACCGAAGCAGCCGGCACGATCCAAGACTAAACGCAGCAAGGCGGCCGACGCCTTCAACGACTGGTAAGGAGGAAGAACACCATGCAGACCACTCAGATCAAGGAAAAGCTCGAGAGCGCCAAGAAGCGCCTCGAGCTCTACTATAAGCGCGAGGCTGAGATGCTGGACGGAGGCGTCCAGAGCTACGGCCTCGGCACTCGCAGCGTCACAAGGTACAACACGGATCTCGCACAGATCCGCAGCGCGATCTCTGAGCTCAAGAAAGAGATCGCCAGCCTCGAGGCGCAGCTCGCGGGCGGCAAGGCCCGCAAAGCCGTGGGCGTAGTACCCCGCGACTGGTAAACCCGGAAAGAGGCCGCAAGGCTTTTTTCATATAAGGCGACCGCCCGGGAGCTTTTGCTCCTTTTGCTTCCCGGGCGCCGCCACCCACCTGAAAGGAGGTGAGCACCATCAGCAAGCCAAACACACGCCCACAAGGCACCAAACAGACACGCCCGCAGAACAAGGGCTACGGAGACGCCGGCGCCAGCCATCAGAAGAAGGCCGTCAAGGGCTTCAACGCTATGAGCGGAAGTCCGCGCGAGGACATCGACGTCAACAACTCCACACTGCGACAGCGTGCCCGCATGCTCTACATGGCAGCACCCATCGCGACCTCGGCCATCAAGACCAACCGCACCAACGTGATCGGTGTCGGCCTTCACCTGAAGAGCCGCATCGACCGCGAGGTTCTCGGCATGGATCAGGCGGCCGCGGACGCATGGCAGGCAAAAGCCGAGAGGGAGTTCGCCCTCTGGGCTGACCGTAAGAGAGCCTGCGACGCCACCGGCGTCAACAATTTCTACGCGATGCAGCAGCTCGCTCTGGCTTCGTGGCTGGTGAGCGGTGACGTGTTCGCAGTCGTCAAGCAGTACGACCCGACAGATCTCACGCCCTACTCGCTGCGCATCCACCTGATCGAAGCTGACCGCATCGCAACACCTACGGACAGTGGCATCATGACCCCGCAGTTCCTCACGCAAGGCAAGGCCGCCAACGGCAACACAATATACGACGGCGTAGAAGTGAACAGCAACGGCATGATCGAAGCGTACCACATCCGCAGCACCTACCCCCTCGAGTTCGGGGCCGCCACAACAAAGTGGCAGCGCGTGGAGGCCTACGGCAAACGCACCGGACTGCCGAACATCCTGCACATAATGGAGAGCGAACGCCCGGATCAATACCGCGGCGTCAGCTATCTGGCGCAGGTGATCGAGCCGTTGCTTCAGCTGAGGCGATACACCGAGAGCGAGCTGACCGCCGCCCTCGTCGAGTCCTTCTTCACCGCCTTCATCAAGACGGAAGCAGGAACAGCTGACAACCCGTTCAACGAGGTGGGGAGCTCACTCCCTGAGACAAGCAGAGATCCGAACGAGTACGAGATGGGCCCCGGCCAGATCAACATCATGGAACCGGGCGAGGACGTCACATTTGCCGATCCTAAGCGCCCGGCCTCTGGCTTCGAGGGCTTCATGCGTGCCATCTGCGAGCAGGTGGGCGCAGCTCTGGAAGTGCCCGCCGACCTTCTGCTCAAAGCCTTCAACAGCTCGTACAGTGCGAGCCGTGCGGCTCTGATGGAAGCGTGGAAGGCCTTCAAGATGCGCCGCGAGTGGTTCGTCGGCGACTTCTGTCAGCCCATCTATGAGATGTGGCTGGCCGAGGCCGTCGCTCGCGGTCGTATCTCAGCGCCGGGCTTCTTCACGGATCCGGCGCTCCGCGCTGCGTATCTCGGCGCCGACTGGATCGGCCCCACTCAGGGACAACTCGACCCGACAAAGGAGATCACGGCGGAGATCCTCGCCATCGGCGAAGGCATCACAACCCGTGAGCAGGCGACCATCAGGCTCAACGGCGGCCAGTGGGATGCCAATGTCGAGCAACTCGCTCGAGAGAACGAGAAGCTCCGCGCTGCGCAGGGTGAAGCGCAACCGGGAACCGCGGCAGATCCGCAGCTCTCGAACATCATCCGCGCGGTGGTTTTAGAAGCCGTGAAAACTGTCAAGGAAGGAGAAACCCATGAGACAAAGTAAAGCACCCCGACTCTATGCCGGGCCCGCGCCCGTCGCTCCTGCCGGCGTCCAGATCACGAAGTTCTGGAACATCGCCAGCACCGGAGACGACAGTGGCGAGATCCTGCTTTATGGCGACGTCGTGAGCCGTCAGCCCGTGGACTGGTGGACGGGTGAGCCCGTGGCCGGTCAGTTTATCACTCCCGAGGGCTTCCTCGAGGATCTGGAAACTGTCAAGGACAAGAGCAACATCACCATCAAGATCAACAGCTGCGGCGGCGATCTCTACACCGGCATCGCGATCCATAATGCGATCAAGGGCCTCACCGGCGCCAAGACTGTCATCGTCGAAGGCATCGCAGCAAGCGCTGCGTCTGTTATTGCCTGCGCAGGTGATGACGTGCAGGTCTACCCCGGCAGCATGATCATGATCCACGGAGTCAGCGGGCTCCTGATGGACTACTACAACCTCACCGATCTGAAGAAGCTCCAGAAAGATTTTGACGCAAGCGAACGCGCCATCGCGGAGATCTACCACGCCAAGACCGGCATCGCTGTCGATCAGCTTCGCAGCATGATGACCCGCGAGACGTGGATGGTCGGTCAGGAAGCAGTCGACAACGGCTTCGCCAACACTCTGATCGAGGACGAAGGCCCTGCCGCTGCTCTGAGCGCTGACAAGAAAGTGCTCCTCGTCGCAGGCATCCGCCACGACGTCGGCGCCTTCAGGCGCATCCCCGGGGCGATCCCCGTGAACAACAGTATCACCGCCGCACCCGCGGCCGGCGATAAAAACAAACCGGGCAACAAGCCCACAAATCAGAAGGAGGTTAAACCCATGACCGCAGCAGAACTGAGAGCTCAGCACGGCGACATCATCGCTCAGATCGAGCGCGAAGCCGCCGAGACAGCTCGCACCAACGCGATCGCAGAGGAACGTGCACGCCTTCAGGCCATCGAAGAGATCGAGGCCAGTGTCGGCGACGCTCAGCTGATCGCAGACGCCAAGTATGGCGAGAAACCCATGACCGCCGAGCAGCTGGCTTTTGCCGCTATGAAGAAGCAGGCAGCCCTCGGCACCAAGCACCTCAACGACGTCAAGCAGGACAATGACGACTCCGGCGCGGCCGGTGTCGGCGCAGCTCCTAACGGCGGCGAGGAAGGCAGCGAAACAGATGACGCGGCGCAGGTGGACGCTATCGTCAATCTCTACAACTCCACCAAGAAGAACTAAGGAGGAAACGAAACCATGAGCAAGAAACTCAACGAAACCATCGGGACTGTTGAATATGACGGCCTTTTCGTCTCCAACATCCCCGTCGCTGACGTCGTGCATGTCAAGCTGGCAGCCGGCGAAGGCACTCTGAAGCGCGGCACTGTTGTCACCGGCGCACCCGGCGGCGAACTGGCTGCGGCCGCTGCGGCTCTCGTAGCTACCAACGGCACCTACATCCTGACCGACGACGTCGAGCTCTCTGACGCTGTGACTGTGGCTACTGCATACCGCTCCGGCCACTTCGCTCGCAACAAGGTGAGCACCGACGGCGAGTACACCCTCACCGCAGCAGACGAGGAGATCCTGCGCAAGTCTGGCATCCTCTTCGCCGACGCGGTGGAAATCTAAGAAGGAGGACAAGAACATGCCTTTCAACTTTTACGAAACCCACACTCTGCTGATGGCGGTCGAGCGTTTGACTCCTGCCAACAGCTTCCTCCGCGACCGTTATTTCCCCACTAATGTGGCGAGCGACGTGTTCGCGACCGACGACGTGCTCGTCGAATACAAGGACGGCAGCAAGAAGCTGGCGCCCTTCGTGGCTCCTCGCAAGGGCGGCGTGACCATCCTGCGCAGCGGCTACACCATGGAGCGTTACACTCCTCCCTTCGTGGCTCCCAAGCGTGCCCTCAGCTATGACGATCTGAGCAAGCGCGGCTTCGGCGAGGCTCTCTTCAGCCAGCTCACTCCCGCGCAGCGTCAGCAGACCCTCATCCTGAAGGACGCCGACGAGCTGGGCGAGTTCATCACTCGCCGCGAGGAGCTGATGGCAGCGGAGACTCTTCTGACCAACGGCTGCATCATGAAGCACATCGCTGACGACGCAAACGTGGACGACGAGATGGAGATCCGCTTCTACACCGGCGAGCAGAACCCTGCGCACTTCACTCCTGAAATCGGCTGGAACGATCCCGACGCGAACATCATCGGCGACCTCGGCGTGATGATCCGCCTGCTCACCAGCAAGGGCTTGAGAGCCACCGAGCTCGTCTGCTCTCCTGATGTGGCTGACGCCATCATCAACAACAACGGCATCAAGGAGATGCTCAACAACCGCCGCTACGAGATCGGCAACGTAGAGCCCGAAGCTCTGGCTCCCGGCGCTGCTATTGTGGCCAAGCTGAACATCGGCGGCCGCATCATCAGCGTGATCTCTTATGACGAGACCTACACCGACGACGACGGCAACGACAAGCAGTACATCCCTTCCGGCAAGTGCATCCTGACCGCACCTGCCTGCGGTCGTACTCTGTACGGTGCCGTGACTCAGGTCGAGCAGGCTGACGGCGAGTTCCACACTTATGCCGGCAAGCGCGTGCCTAAGTACCTCTCCAGCGCAGAGGGCAACACTCGCAGCTTGACGATCTCCAGCCGTCCGCTGTTGATCCCCAACCACAAGAACCCGTTCATCGCTGGCGACGTTTTCACTGACTAATCGCAGCTGAACAGAAAGGAGCAGAACAATGGTAAAGATCATCAAAGGAACCTACGGCCACTATGACGGCCACAAGGTCATCCCCATCAACGAGAAGAGCGGCCCCCAGTCCTTCGCCC